ATACGCCTGTTGCTACAAATGAAGCAGGTTCTTTACGTATATCTGATGGGTCTAGAATAGTCGGTGCTGTAAAATCATCAGGTCAAATTCTTATATGGACCGACACATCATTACACGGATTACAATTTGTTGGAACTCCTTTTACTTTTGGTTTGCGTCAATTAGGAGCAAATGCTGGTTTGATAGCTCAACATGCTGCAATAGAAGTTAACGGTGTGGCTTATTGGATGTCAGACAACGCATTTTATTTATACGATGGTGTTGTTAAAAAAATGCCTTGCTCTGTTCAAGATTATGTTTTTGATGATTTAAGTTACACAAATAAAAACGACATTGCTGTTGGTTTAAATACAGCCTACAATGAAATTATTTGGTATTACCCATCTTCAAATGCTTCACAAATAGATAGAGCTGTAGCCTACAATTACCTTGAAGGGACTTGGTATACAATAAATTTAGCAAGGACTACATGGTTAGGTGCTTATGTTTATGAAAAACCAATAGCGACAGAATATGATTCTACAGCAACTGCTAACGCAACAACTATATTAGGCCTAACTGCAGGAGCGTCTTCAATTTACGAGCATGAATCAGGAAACAATCAAGCAGATGGCACAGCTATAACTGCATTTTTAGAAACTGGATCTGTAGAAATAGCAGATGGTGATCAACTTATGTCTGTAAGCAAACTCGTGCCTGATTTTGATAATCTTGCAAACACTATGACTGCTAGATTAACTTTAGAACAATATCCTCAATCTGCAGCTAATGTAACAACTAGTGGGACTATCACTGGCACTACAGAAAAAATAAGTGTAAGAGGACGAGGTAGAGCGGTTAAAATACGATACACAACTAATACTGTTGATGATACACCTTGGAGATTAGGCTCACAAAAATTAGAGATTAGACCTGACGGAAGACGTTGATATATATAAAAGACAAAAGTATAACAGAGGAAGATTTAAAAAATTTACAAGTTTTTAAAACTCATCCATTTTATCTCTGGGGTGATAAAAATAGTGAAATACGTTGTGTAAATATTGCTGCAGATCATCAAATACCTTTAAAAATTCAAAGTTATGTTTCTCACGATCCCAAATATAAAAATATAGAATTAGCTGAAATAATTACGTATCCAACTGGAGTTTCTAAAAATTTTCATTTTGACACGCAAAGAGACAGCACAACTGGAACATCTGTAACATTCTTAAATGATGATTTTATAGGGGGTGAGCCTGTCATAGAGGGTATAAAAATAACACCAATAACGGGGAGAACTTATTTTATAGATGGAAAAATGTATAAACACGGGGTATTAAATGTTATAAAAGGCTCAAGACAAGCTTTAACAATATGGTACAATAATGGCTAAAATAACAATAACTAGATTACCAAACGCAACACCTGAGTATGATCCTGCTCAGTTTGATCAAATGATAAGATTATTAGATCAATTGATATTATTGTTAAATACAAATTATCAACAAGATTTGAAACAAGAACAAGAATCGGAGAGTTTTTTCCTTGGCTAATACATTTAAAAGCGCAATGGTTGACATGACAAGTACAGATTTAACAACTGTATTGACAGTGCCTACAGCCAATCCTGGTGCCACACCACCTGTGCCGCCAACAACTGATGTAGTAAAATCTATTTTAATTTGTAACGATTCAGGTAGCACCACGCTTGTAGACCTAGAAGTAGTTAGATCTTCTGCTACATTTGAATTGTTTAAAGCTAAAAGTGTAGCCACAAACACTACTACTGAATTATTATCACAACCTCTTGTGTTACAAGAGTCTGATGTTTTAAAAGCACAAGCAAACGCTGCTAATCAAGTACATATAATTGTAAGCTTTATGGAGGTTACAAAAGGTCAACTTTAGAAAGGAAAGAAATGAAAAAATTAATTTATGGTTTAGTTTGGTTGTATATTAAATATGGTATGCATCCAAAAATAAGAAAGAATACAATAACAAAAATTAGAAAGTCTTAAAATGGATCTTCAATCTTTATTTATAACACCTGTAATGATGACAGAGATAAAAGGTCATGGTCATTTAATCGACAGATTATATGAGTTAAAAGCACAAGATGAAAAAGGAATGCCTCGGTCAAACGTAGGAGGGTGGCATAGTCATGATGAACTTTACAAAGACGAGGAATTTAGAAGCACCGTAGGTGATATTTTATACAAAGCAAAAGAATGCTTTAACCATTTAGATGTACAAGATAAATATGTTCCAGAAATGACAGGTTTGTGGGGCATGATAAATCCACCAGGATCTAGGAATAATATTCACACGCATCCATACAATTATCTATCTGGAGTATACTATCTTAAAGTGCCCTCTAAAAGCGGTAATTTAGTGTTTCTAGAGCCTAAACCACAAGCAGAGGTGTTATCACCACCAAAGAAAAAAGACGCCTCTATACACCTAGCTCATAGCGTTGATTATGAACCAAAAGAGAATGCCTTGATTTTTTTCCCATCATGGTTACAACATGAGGTTAAAATAAATACCTCTAATGAAGATAGAGTTATTTTAAGTTTTAATATAAACTGGAGTAAAAATGCCGATAATTAAAAACGCAGAACAAATAGGTACTATGACTCTTGAGGATGGTAGAGTCATACCAAAATATAATGTCAAGACAGAAACGACCTTAACCAATATTGATACAGGTCAAGAGTACGAGAGTGAAGAGGCTATGCAAGCTGACATAGATGATCCAAACACTTCGACAACTGCAGAAAAAATTAAAAGAGATGTCAAAGTATTTGCTCCATCATTAAAAGATATGTTAGGTCAGACTCCTAAATAGTGTCAAAAATATTTGTTCAAGAAAATTTTTTTGATAAACAAATATACGAAGACATTGTAAATCAAATGATTAATACTGAATATGATCCACCAGGCGTGGATTATAGAAAAGCTCTTGAGGGATCTTTTTGGCACAAACATGAATTACCTCAGGGCTGTGAATTACAAACAGAAATAAAAAAATTAATTAAAAATTATTTTAATCATGAAGTAAAAGAGTTTGTTTCTCCCACACTTTACACTATGGTTGGGGCCTCTGATAAACCTAGACCACATGTTGATGAGGCAGGTAAACCACAATTTCAATGTATTATCTACATGCACGGACCTGAGTCCATTAATAATGGCACAGGTTTTTATAGTGAAAATGAATTAAACATTCATGTTGGTTTTAAACCAAACAGAGCTATATTTTTTTCTTCTGATGTATACCACACACCACTTCAGTGGAATGGTAACGGATCGTTTAGATACTCAATATGTAATTTTTTTACGTAGATTTTTTACAAGCACAATCATTACAACAATGCTGCTCTGTGTTTTTAATGTGTCTTTCAGTGTCTCTTTCCACAGCTAATAGTCGTTCGTGGTATTTGCTCACCTTATCTGCAAGGTAGGCAATGGCTTTATTTATTTCTTCGTTTTCCATATTTTCTCCTATGATTGTTAATTTTGGTGAGAACCTAATGTAAGCATATTTTTAGTCTTCGCAACAGTATTTTTTATAATTGTTTTCTTGACATTAAGTTTATGNTAATTAAAATNGAAAGAAANNANNAGCAAAACATTTGTAACTGGTAAGATTATAAAAAGGTATGAAATACCCTTAGAACAAATAAAAGAATTAAATGACGCATTTGATGAAAGAAAAAAAAATCTTGAAGACAAAGGACCTAAATTAGCTGGTAGAATAGATACTGAATTGTCATCAATAAATTTTGTACCTGAATTGCCTATCATGGAAACAATAAAAAGAAACATGAATGATTACATAGTATCATTAAACAATTTTGATTTAATTGATAATCCAATTTACGATTTAAAAATATTATCCATGTGGATCAATGATATGCAACCTCATGAGTATAACCCACCACATGTGCATCACGATAGAACAGGTTGGTCAACAGTGATGTTTTTAAAAGTTCCAAACTTTATAAACGATCTTAAACACAAACATAAATTTAGAGATGGTTCATTAGGTTTTTGTCTTCCAAATGATGATGTAAAATTTTTTGAACCTGAGGTTGGACATTTTTATATTTTTGAAGCCTCTCACATGCATTTTGTTTTTCCTTACAAAACGAATGATAAAGATCCAACTAGAAGATCAATGTCTTTTAATTTTATTATAGACAAATGATAGGTAGTAAAAAAATACAATTTGTTGCAAGTAAAAAAAGTATGATAGATGTTTGGCCACATCCCAAACCCGCTACACAATTTATACCTGATGAGTATAAAAAAATGCCAAGACATAATGAAAAAAATTTACACAATCCTACTGTAAAAACATGCATGCCCTTTTTGGATTCATTAATTGCTGGTTATATTATACCTTTTGATCAAGACTACGTAATAGATCCAAGCACAGAAGTAGAAAAAGACACTAATAAAGTAATACAAAAATTTGATATATCTCCAGCAAACGGAGAACAAGATGATATTGGTTTTCACGACATAACTCAATTACCTGTTTCTTGGAGAGAATCTCATGGAGATAGAGCTGGTAAATTTATTAATAAATGGTTAATAAAAACACCACCAGGTTATAGTTGTTTATTTTTAAAACCAATGAATAGATTAGAATCAAGATTTGATATAATATCAGGTATTGTGGATACAGATACGTATATAAATTTAATAAATTTTCCTTTTTTAGTAAAAGAAAAAAAACAGTTTCTTGTAAAAAAAGGCGAGCCTATGGTACAGGTTATACCTTTTAAAAGGGAGTCATGGAAAATGTGGTCTGGTTTTTATTGGGAAAAATTACATAATAAAACCCTAAGCTTGCTTAATAGTGTTTTTATTGATAGATACAAAACAATGTTTTGGAGAAAGAAGAGTTTTAAATGATTCTACAAGATTATATTTTAGAAATTGAAAACGTAATACCTGACAACATTTGTGACGAAATCTGTGACAATGGTATAACTGATAGTAAGTCTTTTGAGAGAGCATTAATACACGATGGTATTTTAGCTGAAAACAGAAAATGTCTAGTAAAAGATATAAATGAAAAATACAGCTCTGCGCTCTATAAAGCTGTTGATACTGTTTTAAACAAATACAAAGATGCTCATCCGAGTTTTCATACTGGTATGACCGTGCAAGATTCAGGTTATGATCATTTAATTTATAACAGTCAAGAAAAAGCAGAATATAAAATACACATAGATTCTGCTGATCATCAATTTAGAGTTCTTAGTATATCCATAACTTTAAATGATGAATATGAGGGTGGTGATTTTGTATTCTTCGATGACTCCTCTTATAAAATAAAAACAAAAAAAGGCACTGCCATAGCTTTTCCAAGCAATTTTTGTTTTCCACACGCAGTCACTCCAATAACAAAAGGCATTAGACAAGCAGTAATAACATGGATACTTTAGAAAAAAATAAATATAAATACGTTAAGAATATAATACCAAAAGACATTGTAGAGTTTTTATCTGGTTGGAGTTTAAAAAACTTTAAATTAAACGGAGATAGTCAAGCTCCGCATTCATCTGTTCATCACTCTAATCAATCAGAAATATATCGGCACATAATTCATTATTTATTACCAAAGATGCAAGAAGAATCAGGGTTAGAATTAAAACCAATCTATTCATATAATAGAATTTATCTACCTGGGTCGGATTTAAAAATTCATAATGATCGACCATCTTGTGAAATAAGTGCATCAATTACTCTTAAGTATCATTACGAAGATAAACAATATAGGTGGCCCTTATTCATGGGTGATACACCCTTAATAATAGAAACAGGTGATGGTGTTATATATAAAGGCTGTGATATACCTCATTGGAGACCTGTTTTTGCGCAACCAAAAGAGTGTTGGCATCATCAATTATTTGTACACTATGTAAATAAAAATGGTCCTTACAGTGATTTAAAGGAAGAGGTAACTATGGACGATTTTAAATTTAATAAGAATCAACACGGTAAACCTGATATAGGTGTTTAAGAATAATTAGGATCGTAATCTTTCCAAGTTTTACCACTAGCATTTGTTGTGCCATTAGCTTCATCATCACTTACAGCGGCTTCATAATCTAATATGGCTTCTTGTATTTGAAGCACTCTAGCTTCTGCCCAAGTAAGCAAAGCTGCAATAGTTGTAGATCCAGCTGAATCGCTTGTAGCATTTAAAGGTGTATTGCCAGTCATCATGCCATCAGAGTCTTTATTTTGTATTTCATTAGGTCC